ATGTAGAGGAAAGAACAGGCATTTCTAGGTTTGCTCCCTTCACTGGAGGCGTTCAAGGTGTTGCAGAAATAGGCACAAGCCTTTGCATTATTTTCAAGGACGTTGACCTTACGAACTGTTATCTTTCTTATGACGGAAGAGTTTTTGAGATAAAGGGATATGATCGCTTTTGGGATGATGTAACGTTGAAATTTAGCCATATGGAAATAACCTATGCCTAAAGCACGACCATTAAGAGATGCTATTAACAAGTGCAGAAACTTTGTAGATGATACAAGTTACGACGAAGCTTGTGATATGGCAAGGGCGACTTTACAGCATCTTCTTCCCTATGTGCCTGTAGACACGGGGAGGCTAGTAAATAGTGGTTTCGCTTATGTTGATGATACTTTAGTGGCAGAAAGTGATTTAGGAACGACGACTGGTATATATGGCATATCTACTCCCATACCGCCATCAGTACCTACTCGTAGGGAAGGTAGGCATACCATAACCATAATATTTACAACACCAAAACCAGCTGGCCCTAACGCCACAGTTTACTATATTGATGCTGCAGGAAATAAAATGTTTGATTACGCTCCTTATGTTCTCGGAGAAAAAGCATATATTTCTAAAGAAATATCTTACACCCTTACACAATCTATAATGGCAAAGGTAGGTTTTGAGTCAATCAGGAGGCTGGCAAGAAAATGGTCGATGAGATAATTGCTGAATTTTTAGCAGAAAAAACTTCCTTAGTAGAGGGTGTAGACCTTTTTCTTGATTCTCTCGATACTGACGATTTCGAGGGTGTTGTTGTTAGGGAGATAGTAAACGGCGGAAATACAGATTTTGATGATTACGCAATCACTATTTTATGCATTTTTAAAAATTCTAACACTTCCAAAACAACAGCAAAAACAATACATAACTTATTAAAAGGAAAAACTGGGCTTTTAAGCACAGGATGGTCTGTTGTAGGAAGACCTAGCACAATTTACTATGGTGAAGATCCTTTAAAAAGAACAATCTATGCGGTAATTGTAAACGTAAGTTACAACGAAGAAGAAGAAGAAGAAGAAATAGAAGAATAATCCTAAAAAGGAGGAAAATACTATGGCACTGGAGATTGGGCCTTGTCAGATTCTATATACTGACGTTAACGGAAGTGCAGGTAGTTTGAATGATCTTGGAAAAACGCATGGTGGAGTTAAACTCTCTATCAGTGAGACTTATCAGACGCTTCATTCTGATCAGTCAGGTAAAACGCCTGAAGGTGAAACCATCACTGGTACAGAGGTAAAAATCACAGCTTCTCTTGCAGATATCACGCTCGAGAATTTTGCTTTCATCACTAAAAGCGTTGTGATTGAAGATGGTACCAAAAAGAAGGTCTTGATTACACCAAACACAGGCACATCATTAATGGATAACGCCAAAAAGATCGTGATTAAGCCTTATGAAGATGGTGCTCCTACCACTGACGCAAACAAGTGGATCACCCTTTACAAGGCTGGTATTCGTGCCGCCACTGAGCTTACCTATGATGAAGAAACTCAGCGTGTGCTTGCTTTTGAGGCAACTGGTTATGCGGATGATAATAGTAATATCGCTTGCGTCGGGGATGATACGGCAGAAGAATGATAGTTTTCGGTCCAGCTACTATCCAGCACAACTCCAACAACCTGGGCAAGACTTCTGGGGGTGGAAGTCTTGCCCTCCTATACCATTCTTACGTAGGACTTTCCTCAGGGAAGATGCAGCGTAGATGCTATGGTGGTACTGGAACTTTAAAACTCTTCTCGCTTTCGTCAACTGTCAACATAATTGACAGTTTACAATTTACTGATTATGGCAACCTCACCATAACAGGGATCACAGAGAACTTTGTAATAACACTTTATAGCTGCAAACTCTTCTTTCCTGACAATTTAAGTTTTGGTACTTTTACTCAACAAACATTTGATGTAACTTTTCATTTCAAGAGAAATGATGCAGGGCTTATTTATACTATCTCATGATAGTGTAAATAAGCGCTATAAAAAAGAATGGAGGAATAAAATGTCTGAAAAAGTATTTGATGTTGAGGCAGTTTTAAACGAGGAAGCCGTAAGAATCAAAATTAAGGACAAGATCTTTGTGGTTAAAGATGTTTCTGAAGAGGTTCAGAACATGCTTACCAGCTTGGAAGACAAAGGTATTAAGGAACAGCGAGAGGTTGTCGCAAAGCTTATAGGCTGTGATGTTGAACTTCTTAAAGAGTACGGTGTTGTAGCTCTTTCAAAGATGATGTCTTGGATTAACGAAAATTTATTCCCAAAAGTTTCTCAGTAGCATCTATTGAGAAACTTAAAGAAGCAGGAACAGTAGCGGCAGTTTTAAACATAGACATTGAGAGGGCGATGAAGTTTCCTAGAACAAAACTTAGGATTCTTTATCATGAAGCTTTAAGACAACGAGCATTGCAAACGGTAGCATTATCATTACTGTTTAACGATGCTGGAAAGGAAGAACTCGAAAGCTTGTTAAAAGTTCATGGGCATTACACAGAAGGTTTTTATAAAAGGGAACTTGCAAAAGCTATGAGGATGCTTAAATGAACGAGTTTGAACTTCGCTTTGAAACTAATGCTGAAGCAGTTAATACAAGCCTAAAGTCTATAGCCAATACGCTAGAAGAGATCAGCAATAGCATTAATAAAATGTCTATGGGAGCTATGGCTGATACTAATAATAAGATCGCGGCTTCTCAGCAAAAAGTTTCAAATGGCCTTGGTGTTTTCACTGAAAAAACAAGACAAGGAGTAAGAGCAGCTAAAGACTACTCCAGCATCTTAGATGCTTGGTGGCAACGTTTTGGTGCAGTCGCTATTGGATTTACTGTTGCTTATCGAGCAATGAATGCTTTCGAGAACCTTCTTTCTCATACCTCTGAGACTATTGTTCAAGCAATCAAAGACTCCGGTGAACTTGTTTCTCTCCAGTCCAAACTTGCTATGTTCACCGTCATGGCCTCTCAAGGGCAGATACAATTTCAGCGGGCTTTTAAAGCTTCTGCCGGAACTGTTGATGCCCTTGCTGAGGCTAGCATTACCGCAGTTTCTTCCATTCAAGAACTTAGCACAGCCCTAGATGAAGTTTATCAGCATGGTGTTGTTCTTGGTGGTGACATGATGGAGAAGTTTGCTTCTTTCGTTGACTTCACCATCCTTATCGCAAGAACTACAGGCTCCACCGCAACTCAGATTCGTTCAGAAATAACTGGCTTAATGACTGGCTTTGAAAGAGCAAACAATGTTCTTTTGCGATCTTTGATTAATTTCAGAATTATCTCGGATGAAGAAATTGATGCTTTAAAGAAAATGACCAATAGCACCGAAGTTTTTGAAAAGATTCTTGATAAGGTACATGAACACTATAAAAACATTCGCTACCTTATCATGACTACTGATGTTAGCGCAGCTATGGCTGTTTGGGAGAAAAGCATTCGTAGGGTGCTTACTGTTAGTGTTCAGCAGGCAAGCAGGCAAGCAGGTGTAGGTAATATTTTTGCGAGTGTGTTTGCTCAACATGCTATGGACTGGAACAAGGGCTTTAAGGATCTTGCGAATAATAAAGACTTCATGAGAATGACGGTTCTTATGGAAACTCTTGCAAAGGCTTTAGACCTAGTTCTTACAGCTTTTGAAAAGGTTATAAAAAGTGTTGCTGCTTTAGCAACTGTTTACGATAACTTCAGCGATACCGCGAAAAAGGTTGTTAAGTATTTTCTTATGTATGAAGCCATAGCCTTAACTACTGGAGCAACAAAGCTTCTTGGTAAAGCTTTTTTAACACTAAATAGCATCCTTATATCCCTATTACCAAAGCTTTTAATCGTGACTAGAAGATTCTTAACTTTAATAATTCCTGTTCTTGCATTATATTCTGGCTTTGTTTTTATGCAAACAGCATTTAAAGGTATGTCTGACAACATGGATAAAACTAAAAAATCTATAAGAGAGTTTACTGATGCTGAAATTTTAAGTGCAAAAGCTCATGAAGAACTTTCAAAACAATTTATGAATGCAGCAAGTGGCTCAGAAAAACTAAAGACTTTATGGGCAATGCTTAAAGTTAGTGCAAAAAAGATGTCTTTAGAAATTGAATCAATGAGAGCAAAGTCCATTCTTGAGACTTCCAGAAGTGGTCTTCGGGGTGTTGATAAAGAATTTGCTGATACTTACAAAGAAAACTTTTTAGGTAATTTCACTAACATGCTAGAGGGCATTGTAGACATTTTTAACAAAGTCTTTGATCCTAATCGTCTTTTTAAAGAAAGTGGTGCGTTAGACGACAGATTACGTTTTGTTAATACTCTTGCAGAAGCTAAAGAAATGGCTGAAGAGTTGGATAAAACACAGACAAGCCTTTTTAAAAACCTGCAAACTTACGCTAAAAGTGGTGAGGTTGAAAACGCCTTTAGGGTTTATGATTCCGCTGAAAAGGAACTCGTAAAAAACTTAGCCGATGTAAATGACCAACTTGCAGAGATACAACAGGCTTGGTTAATTGCCGCAGATAGTGGAGATTTTATATTAATGGAGACTTTAGGTCTTCATATGGCTGATCTTCGAGAAAAAGCAGAACAACTTAAAGAAAACTTAGATGGGCTTTTTGACAATGTCGCTATCGCTAAGATTAATAGATATAGTGAAGAGTTTGAAGCTAGCATTGAAAAATTGAAGCGTCTTTATGGCGAAGGAACTAAAGAATATAATATTGAGGCTCAAAGATTATTTGAAGACTTTAAAAAGAAAATATCTGATATTTCTCCAGTAACAAAAGAAGGTCAAAAAGCCTTAAACGACTTCAAGAACACGATTGATGATACCGCAAGAAGCACTGGAAACTGGAAACAAGCAACAGCAGCAGCTTTTGATGAAATCACTAGGTATAATACTTTTGAAGCCTTCAAAGATGCTGTTGTAAACGTTTTTACTTCTATCGAGGATGCTATCGTTAAGATGGCTGAAACAGGAAAAATTAGCTTTCGTGATATGGCTGTTTCTATCCTTAGCGATCTTAACCGTATTCTTATAAGAATGAGCATAACAAAGCCTATTGCAGAAGCTTTTATGGCAACTTCCTGGTTTCCTAAACTTAGTTTTGCAGATGGTGGAATCCTCCAGGAGCCTGTCCACGGAATAGGACTTTACTCTGGAAAAGCTTATGAGCTTGGTGAAAATGGACCTGAAAAAGTTTCTCCTCTAGGCCAAGATTCTGGCAAAGTCGAGGTACATATTCATAATGCTCCTCCAGGAACTCAGGTAAAACGCTCTCCAAACAGTAACGGAGGCGAAAGAATTGACGTATTTATTGAAAACATAATGGCTCAGTCTTTAGCGACAGGAAAGGGTAAGGCTGTCCTTGGTAATGTTTATGGTCTTACACCTGCTATGATAGGGAGGTAACATGCCTGACTGGCCCTCTACGCTTCCAGATGAACCAATTGAAAGTGGTTATGAGGAAACTTTTGCTGATAATCTTCTTCGTACAGAGATGGATAAAGGTCCACCTAAAGTACGTAGACGAACTCAAGCTAATGTTAACAAAGCTACTTTTCCTTTTATTTTTACCAAAGCCGAACTCGGCTACTTTACTACTTTCTACAAAGTAGATCTTGCAGAAGGAGCACTTCCTGTAGACTGGACTCATCCTATTCACGGAACTTCTATTCAGTTTAACATTGTCCCTCCTGTTAAAGTTACTCCCATAGGAGGCGGATTCTTTAGTGTTAACTTAACAGTGGAGATTTTACCATGAGAACAGGTTCAGTTACCTTTCGAGAAGCTATTTTCTCACAGCAAACAGAAGAAGTTTTTATTCTTCTTATAGAGATTTCACACCCAACACTTCCAGATGATATTCGTGTTTGCTCTGGTGGAAGCAATATAACCAGTGGAGGAAATCTTTATGTTTACTATCCTTTTGACATTACCCTGCCTGATGATGTAGCAGAATCTGTCTCAAAAGCAAAAATAATAATAGGTAACGTGAGTCGTGATCTTACTGATGCGATTCGTAAAATGACTTCCAGCCCAGTAATAAATGTTAAACTGGTTCTTGCCAGTAATCCTGATGTAATTGAGATAGCGTTTGAGGGTTTTAAACTTGTAACAGTTGATTACAATGCTCTTACAATAACTGGTGATATTTCCATTGAAGATTTTCTGACAGAACCGGTACAAGGAGATTCTTTTGTGCCTTCACAGTTCCCAGGTCTTTTCTAAATACGTAGGCTTAAAATATGCAGACAAGGGCCGAACAGAAAAAGGTTTTGATTGTTGGGGTCTTGCTAGGCATATATACAAAGAAGAGTTAGGAATAATCCTTCCTTCTTTTACCGATTCTTATTCTACCTCAGAAACCCGTGAAGAAATAGCCGCCATTATTGAGTTTCAAAAAATGAAGTGGGAAGCTATTCCTTCAGGAAAAGAGCAGCCATTTGATATAATTTTGCTTCGCATTTTGGGTATTCCCATGCATATTGGTGTTGTCATTGAAAAGAGAAAAATGATACATGTCTTTAAGGGATCTAACACAACTATTGAAAATTACACAAGTGCTCAATGGCGTCACAGGGTACTAGGTTTCTATCGTTATAAAGAGGGTATAAGATGATAAAAAATCTTCCTATGGTCATAGATAAAGGTATAAATGTTGAAGCAAAGCGTCATCCTTTCGAGAAAGTTCCCATATTCAGTTACGGCCTAGCTGGAAAAAACCTTATTGATACTGTAGATTCCACAGGAATAACCTTTTACCCTGGCACAGACGCTATCATTCTTGTAAATGATGTTCCTATTCCTAGGGAGGACTGGGAAACTTTCTATCCTGTCCCTGGAGATCAAATAAAAGTTCTAGCTGTTCCAACAGGACGCGGTAGAGGAAAAGACGTTCTTCGAGTTGTCCTTACAATGGCTGTTATTGCCATTTCCTGGGGAGCAGGCGCATTTCCAGGTATTGGCTATCTTACTGCACAACCTTTAGGTTCGCTTTTAGGCTCAGCTGCTTTTGTTCAGTATGGTTCTATGGCTTTCTCCGCTGCTTATATGTATGGTGGAATGATGCTTGTAAATGCAATCTGCCCCCCGCCAAAGCCAGAGCGAGACAATAGCATTGCTTCAGAATCAAGCCACAGCTTTGGTCTTGAGGCTGCAAAAAACACAGTTAACCATTGGCAACCAGTACCTCTTCTTTTAGGACGCCATAAAATCTTTCCTCCTTATGGAGCACAACCATATACAGAAATAGTTGGTAATGACCAATACCTACGATTACTTTTTTGCCTTGGTTATGGACCAATACATATGGAAGATCCAAAAATAGGTGATACTGACATAAACAGTTATAATGTCGTTGAAGGAGATAATCAAGAAACTAGAGTTGATTTTGAGTTTTATCCCGAGTTTAATCCTGAAACTGACAACTTTAAGTGGTTTACCAATGATATTGAGGAAGAAACTTTAAGCATCTTACTTGAACATTCTACAGGCCCTCATATACTAACTACAGGAGTTGATGCAGATGCTTTAAGTTTAGATCTTTCAGCTTTAAATGGTTTAGTACAGATTCATGATGATGGGTCTAAATCAGGGATTGCTGTCGAGCTTGAGATTAAATATAGAAAAGTAGGAACTAGTACCTGGTCTATAGGTAATGCGACACAGGATATACCAGAAGCTGATGTATATGTTAGATCACCTGGACCATCAATTATTTATGGTCCAGGTGATCCTAATTTTACAACTAGTATCGGCTATTCATATACAAGAATAGGCATAAACAAAACTTCTGGTGAGATTGTTACCACATCATCTTCACCAAGATATGACAGTTCCTATATGGGCGTTCCCTTTTTTGGTTGTGCATCAGCAACCGCAGCCCAAAGGCGTTGCCCTAACTTACCAGAATGGGTAGCTCCTATTTGTAGTATTTCCTTAGCTTCTACAGATACAGCTATTACCGCTGCAAATATTACAGATTTAAGAGATAGTCAATTACGAGCAGTCGGCCCATCAAATCTCCGTGCTGAACCAACTGATCCACCATCATGGTTTGTACATATAAATGCTGGCACCTTAACATACAAACGAACTATGGGAGGAAAGGAAACATCTGCAATACGAAG